TGACCAGACAAACAACGATTAATGATGAATGGAGGATAAGAGCTAATATCTTCACTTAAATCTTCTTTTGTAAAATTAATTGAATTCAACCAATCCTTCAGTTCCATAATTAAAAAGTACAAGTTCTTTACGTTCTTTCTGCTCACGCATATATTCACCAACTGACCTCATCGTATATGTGAGATCAAACTCACCTACACCCCATCCACCAAATCTATCTCGAATGAGTTGAGATGCATTATAGGATATAAGTTGAGGTCCAATAAAACGATCACAGATTACAGCAAAAGCATCATGGTCGAATCCTTTATGCATACTTCCACTCTTACCATACAAGTTAGAACCAATCTCATATGGTGGGTCAAGGTAAGTAAAAACACTCTTATCATCAGTAAGAAGTTCCTGATAACGAAGATTGGTAATCTTCCAATCTCTAATAATATTTCCATATCCAGGTAGTTTCTCAATACCCCTCATAGAGAAGTTTGAATTAGATGCCTGTTTACTAAAAGAAGATGATTCGGTAAGTCCAGAGAAACTACACTTGTTCACAACATAAAATGCTGCTGCCCTCTGCAGGTGTGGATTCTCTTTATCGCCCAACTCGGTTTTCATCTGAAGGAACAATTCCTTTGCAAGTTCTGGTGTTGAGTGTTTAGACTTATACTCCTTCAGAATTTCACACAAATCTTGTGGTTCATCACGAAGAATACACCAGAAGTTATACAGAGGTTCATATAAATCGTTCACCCAAATATCAAGATGTGGATACTTCTTGGTAATATGAATGGCAACACTGCCGCCACCAATAAAGGGTTCACGATACTCCTTATAATCACGGAGGTCTAGAAGATATTGTTCTAGTTTGACGCAAGCACGAGACTTACCGCCAGGATAACGAAGAGGAGTTTTATAAGATTTCATAAAAAATTAGGTTCATTATCAGTTTTGTGGAGAAGCACTCCATCAACTTTGTCCATCAAATCTAGCATACTTCCATGCATTAGACGGTATCCATATCCAACATACAATTGTCCAAAGAACACTGTAAGTGCCATAAATGCCCAGAAGTAATAGTACGTTCTGGATTTCTTTTGTCTAGGTGTTTTCATAATCAGAGAATCAGTTTTTTGTCTTCAGGGGTAATCAGTTTACTACCATAAATTTCATTATACTTTTTCTTGATACTGGAGGAAACTTCTCCAATATAAACAATATGATTTCTATTTACAGCAAGTTCACGGTTGTCTTCATCAACAACAGGAGACCAAGGGGCGAAACCAACACTTTGACCTGTTGGAAGAACAACTAGACCATTCTGAACGGTCACAGTGGCATCATCTTCAGAAAGAACTTCTGCGATGACTTCTTCGCCAGTAATAATACGAAATAGTTTTACATTCATTTGAATTCACACTCACACATTAGTTCAGTTAGCGCCGCCAAGAAGTTAATTTCTTGGTCAGCAACGAAGGCAATCTGATACTGATACTTAGCAATAATAAGCACAGCAGCAGGAATGCTATTGTTTTCCAGGGATGTAAGAAGAGCATCGTAAATGCGACGAAGCAATACCCCAGAATCATTATCCAGATTATTAACAACCCACTTACGGACTTCAGTGAAGTTCTTTTGCTTGAGGTTTTTGATGAGGTCATTTACAGAAACATCAGAAAAGGTAGCAAGAATAGCAGAGTCAATCTTTCCACTAGTTGAGTATCGTTGACACTCATTCAGAACACGACGCCAGTCAGGGAAGTGCTTATTGATAAGTTCTACCAGGACCTTGTTATCATATTCAATACCTTCCGAATCCAAGATGGTCTGTATTCGTTTGAAGAATTGCGCGGCAATGACAGGTTTTTGCTTTCCTCCAATTGAAAATTCAATGACGGCACAACGGGAATGGAGGGGTTCGAGGATTTTGTTTTTGAAGTTACAGGTGAAGATAAATCTGCAGTTGCCATGAAACTCCTCAACAAACGCCCGTAATAAGAGTTGTACGTCGTTTGTTGTGTTATCAGCCTCATCGATGATGATGACTTTGTGTCGAGCAGTTGACGAAAGTGATACGGTCGAAGCGAAATTTTTTGCAGTATTTCTGACCGTATCAAGGAAGCGTCCCTCATCGGATCCATTGATGACATAGTAATCTACCCCCAGTTCGTTGCAAAGTGCTTTAGCTACGGTTGTTTTACCACATCCTGCAGGACCAGCAAGCAGCATGTTAGGTATCTCCCCTTTATCTAGGAAGTCTTTAAATGTTCTTTTTGTACTTTCTGGAAGAATACACTCCTCAATAGTTTTGGGTCGATACTTTTCAACCCAAAGAAATTCATCACGCATAATAAAATTTACACCCAATCAGGTTTTCGTTCAGGGATACGAAGATAATTATCGCATACCCAAGGTTTAGATGCAATGTACATCTTGTACTTTGTATAGATGTCAATTGTTGTATCATATTTAAACTCATCAGGTCCAGCAAATACGAAAGGTGTTGGTCCCTTACCACTGCGACCTTGCGGGTCTGCACATGGAAGGATTTCGTTTGCTGCCATCAGAGTATTGAAGCAGGTATGTGGTTTACCATACCTCAGTCCATATTCATTGCACAAAGCAAGTCCGTGAGCAAGCAACCACCTCCAGTTGTTCACAAAAGAGTTTGCCCAGACAGTACATGGATGATTACGAAAAGCACCCTTCTCCGTAGCATAGGGAGTTCCGTCTGCTTTGGGAAGAGTGCCGAATCCATGACCCCACTTATCAGAACACACGATAGCGAGCATCTGACAGGTCTCTAGGGGCATCTTAACGATGTGTTTGTCAGGAAGAACTTGTGCAGACTTCCAAGGGTCGGGGTCAGTAACGAAGATGTTCATTCTAAAGGACGTTCAAATTGATTAGAAACAATATCAGTTGCCTTCAATTGCTCTTTCATATATTCTACTGCCTTTTCTGGTTCCGCGCTATCCCCACAAGTAAAGACATCACAAACTGCCATACCCTTCTCTGGCCAAGTGTGAATAGAGATATGACTCTCTGCGAGCATAGCAACACCAGTTACACCCTGTGGTTCAAACTTATGTGTTGCCAAATTTAGTAGAGTAGACTTTGCTTCCTTTGTCGCGTTATAGAGGAGTAACTTGATGTTGTTTTCATCATCAAGTGGTTCAAATGGACAACCCTTAAGGGTAAAGAGAATATGTTTCATTATAATTAGAGTTGTCTAGGTCCTCCACAAATTCTAGCGGAAGGAATCTGTGCTTGTGCGATTTTTTTGGCATCATGTTGGTAACGTGCCTCAACAATTGTCTTGTGATATTTACTCCCCGTAGTGGGGAGTTGATAAGTTACTTCCCACTTAGTCATTAGTTAAAAGTAGAATCGGGTTCCAGGGCAATATAATATGTCAGGTCATACTGAGTACTCTTGAATCGAGAAAGAAGTTTCTTAGAGACAACAACATCATAAGAACCAGGGATGATCTTGATGTTCTCAACTTTGAAGTTGAAAGAGAACTCACATTCAGTTTCACCAACAACAACGGAGAAATCATTAGAAGTTTCGTTCTTCTTGTCGCGAACAACAAGTTTGACTACACCATCTTCACCAACCGCAGAAAGATCAGGAAGTTGATACACTGCTGCTGCTTTCAACAGTTTATCCAGTTGATTGGTATCAAGAGTAAAGCAAACGTCTTCTGTGGGCAGAGAAATAGACTTCTCTGGAGGAGTTACAATGACATTAGGGTCTGCAAAGAAATACTTGGAGCGAGACCGACCTTCTTTGATAACAACATACCCATCGTTTTGAAAATCAAGTTCTGCACTCTGATGCAGATTGAGACCATTCAAAAATTGGTTGAGGTCGTAGATACCAAAGTCACGAGGGATATCTTCTGCGATATTTGCTTCTGCAAGAATGTTCTTCATCACAGAAATAGTGCGAAGAGAATTACCTTCCTTGAAAAGAATCGACTGGTTAATAGAAGAGAAGTTCTTAAGAAGATTGATTGTGCGATCAGACAGTTTCATAGTATTGGACGGTTTCAGTTTCATTGAGGGTAAGTTTCACGTTTTGCATTCTTATCGTTGAAATGCATTAGAAGCACAGCATAGTGCAGAATCTTCATAATGTCACGTCGGGCGGTGCCTTTCTTATCATAGCGAGAGGCATACTTGAGAATGTTGCTGCGGCAGAATGCTTCACCGTCACCACACGCTTCAATCAGATCAAGTGTCTGAATTTTATCGTCACCAGCAGAGTAGTGAGCATTGTATGTACCAGAAATATAGTCTTGTAGTTCTTTGAGGATAGTATCCTCATCATATTTGTATCGATTAGAGTCTGTCATAGGAACGTGGATAGTCAAATTGTTTTCATCATCAGGACCAAGCATAACATCGTGCAGTAGAGACCATGAGTTCACCATATTCTATCAGGATTGAACCTCCTCGTCAATGGGCATTACGAAATCAGCATCAACTTTGTCGTACAGTTCCAGGAATGCCTGCTTAGTTTCGTCATCAAAACGATTCACACAAACTTGAATTGCCTTTGCTTTGTCTTCAAAAATATTGAATGCTTTGACAATGTGAACCAGACGACGGGTGCTGATGATCTCCTCAATACCACCATCATAGAAAGTCTTGCGAATGATGTCTGCCCAGTCAGCAAGTCGCTTGCAGAA